ATCTAATCTATTTTGTTCATCTAATCTTTTTTGTTCATCTAATCTATTTTGTTCATCTAATCTATTTTGTTCATCTAATCTATTTTGTTCATCTAATCTATTTTGTTCATCTAATCTATTTTGTTCATCTAATCTTTTTTGTTCATCTAATCTATTTTGTTCATCTAATCTTTTTTGTTCGGCTTCTTTATGTTCATCTAATCTTTTGTGATCTTTATGTTTTACTTCTTTATCAGATTCTTCTTCAAATTCTTCATCAGATTCTTCTTCAAATTCTTCATCAGATTCTTCTTCAAATTCTTCATCAGATTCTTCTTCAAATTCATCATTAGATTCTTCTTCAGATTCTTCTTCAGATTCATTAGATTCTTCTTCAGATTCATTAGATTCTTCATCTAGTAAATTTTGACTAATTATATCATCAATCGGAAGCATACATTCAATACAATTTTTTATAGAATCATTAATAATTAACAATGATTCTTTTAAATTTTTTTGTTTTTCAACTGTTTTTAATTCATGATCTAATAAATTTAGATTTTTATAAAATTCTCTTGCGGCTTCGATATAACAATTGTGAATAAATGTTTTATTATCTGGTATTATAACAGTTATTTTTGTCTTCTTTTTATGATTCATTTTTACAGATGATAAAATTTTGGTATAAGTTAAAAAAGTGGCTCGAATAAGTCTTTCAAATTTCTTTTCATTATTTTTTTCCAAGAAACGTTTATATTCATTTTCTAGAATAATGCTATTCCATTTAGGAATATCGCTTAAATATTTCTTAAATAAATTAAATCTATTTTTATTATGTTCTTCATATGATTCTGTATAAATAGATAATATACCCTCATAAACGAATTTTTGTAAATAATTGATTATTTGATTAATATATACATCTTTGGTGGTAGTTAGAATATTTAAGTGAGCTTCGTTATAAACTTTCATATATATTTCTATATTTTGATAAATTTAAATTTTAAATAACGCAAACTTAAATATATTAATATATTAATATTATTAATATATTATTAATAATATATATGAATCAAGATACAATGAATTGGACAATAATGCTATTATTATTCACAATAATTTTTATTGTATTATCTAGAGACTATACTCTATAAAAAACTTTAATATTTATAATTTATATTTTTAATTATAATTTATATTTTTAATTATAATTAATATTTTTTATTATATTCATTATCCAATAGATAATGAATATATAATATCTTTCTAAAATATATTTGATTTGCTAATGTGAATGACATTGAAACCATTTATATTTTTATACCATTTTTATACCATTTTTATACCATTTTTATTATCAAAATCCATCCTAAACTTATGGGAATGCATAACTATGTAATGATTGTGTGTAAGGATTTTCTTTAAAAGCATTTATCATTGCTGGGTCTAAGCGATCTTGATTTGGTAATGTATTTTTATCAACTGTTTTTGAGCAAGTTGGTAAATTAGTATTTAAGTTATAAACTTTAGTTGAAGAAACACCTCTTTCTTCAACCGCTTTATTATTATGTTCAGTATTTTTATTTACTGAAATATTCATATCTGCCCCAGTTAAACAGTTTTTGGGACCCTGTGTAGCAGGTGTTCTACCTTTTGAAACATCTTGTCTTACAGATCGGATTGTTGAATTATATATATCCTCATAAGACAGTGGTTTAGTATCAGTTGCTGGACCAGCAATTCCTTCATATTCATAATCAGATGTAAATTGTCTAACAGTATTCTTTGGATTGGGATCTGCTATTTTATAACCACCTGATTCTTCACCCTTAGCATCTCCGGTATAATCAGTTGTTGTAGTTTGTCGATGAGTCACGGGTGCTTCCATATTGTCTTTTTTAGCAATATAACCAGTGTCTTTTGTATCTTTTGGATTATTAACATGATCTAATATCGGAGTAGTTTCTTTGATAGTAACTTTGGCAACATCATTAGGGTCTTTAACTTGTATATTGGATGCTCTATTCGGTTTCATATTTAATTTAGCGCTGTCATGAATATTAGTTTCTTTAATAGTGGTTTTAGCAACATCATTTGGATTATATACTTTATGTCTATTACGTGGTCGTTGAATATTACTAGCCCATCGGGGATTTCCAATAACATTTGTTTTTCTTGTAAATCGTGGACCTTGTCGATTTTTAAAATAAGTACCATCATGATTTCTAACATTACCTTGTGATGGATATTCTGAACTATTATTACATTTATTCACTGGTCTTAAATTAACACCTTTTTTATTATCATCTTTATTAGAATCTTCTTTAAATAAATTTCTGAAACCAAATGACTCTAATAGTTGTTTAAATGAAGGAGCTGTTTTCCCAATGGGAGCTTGTTTCGCCTTATATGTTGCTGGCCCAGCCGGTCCAATTCTTTTCTTAAGAGATGTCGTAATTCTATTATTATGCTTAAATGGCATCTTACCTCTTTGACGAGGACCAACACAGTCACCGACAGTAGTAAATAATCTATCAGGTGTCCAAACAGCAAAAGAGTCAGGAGCATTCTTTTCAACAATTCCAATCTTTCCTGTTCTACTAATCTTTTTACCAGATACAATTCTACCATTAAAGGATAATTTTGGATTTGTTTTAACTCTTAATTCATTTGTTGTCTTAGGTAATAAATAATCACGTTTATCAGATTGTTGAAATCCACCGGAAGGCTCGGCAGTATAACCTTTATTTAAACCAGGACCAACATATGTTTTCTTAATTGGACTTTCATTTGTACGAATATTGCCAACCACATATCTGTCATATTCTTCTGAATCTAATGATTGTGACCCATATGGATTTGAAAGATTTGTTGTTGGGGCAAACATAACAGGGATTTCGCATTTTTCTTTATAAACTTTATCTGTTCCACTCATAAAATCTACTATAGTACTAGTAGCATTAGCATCTGTATTTTGAGTTACTTGACTTCCAAAATATGGTACCATATTATTATGATATTTCTCAACAGTTCTACCGGTTAATTTTGAAACTGTTTTTTCACCAAGAGTATCTTGCCATCCTCCACTTAATTCATCACTTGTTCTATAAAAACTAATATCATTAATTTTATCATCTTTAACAAAATTTTTATGAATTGGTGTATATTCGTCTTTAAATTCGAGTGGTAACTCAGTTTGTTCTTCTCTATGTATAGCATTATTAATAAATGCTGACGGTGGTCCTGGAATAAGAACATTTGTTTTACTAGTATTCTGTGATTCTTTATATAATTTATTTGCCATTTCTTGTTGATTCTTACGAATCTCTATAGTATCTTTTGAATTATAAATATTTGTTCCATTTGTTTTTTCTTCATGATTTTTAAGAAAATTATGAATATTATTATTTTGAAATCTATTACGTTCTAAACCATCTTTATTTAAATAATAACCTAATCCGACTAAACTTCCTATAATTGCTATTTCCATTATAATATATATTATTATAAAAGATATTTTAAAAGATATTTTAAAAGACGATTTAATTTAAAAGATATTATTAAATTAATTAAAATTTATCGACAATCAATTTGATAAATTTTAATTATTTCTTCGGGTAATTCGTCATAATTAAATATGGTATGTATCGCATTATTATTAAAGTAACCTATTAACTTAAAATGCATTTGATTAATATAATATAATATTATAGTCTTTCTAGTTGGGTCCAATTCATCACCTAATGAATAAATTTTAGAGTGCTTTTTCATATTGCTTTGTTTTAAAATGATTATATTTAATTCAAATACTTCTTGAAATAATTGAATAATGATATGATCTGCCCAATAATTATGTCCTGATTTAATTAATTCTTTCTGTAAATCTTGTGGTGTTTTAATATCATATATATTCCATTTATGATAAAATTCATTTACTGATTCTTCTATTTTATAAACATTCATAATATATTCAAAATTATCATCTGTAAATTTAGTAGAAATTTTTTTCCTTATATCCATAACATCTACTAAATCTGCTTGATCAATATTTTTATTATAATAATTATATGCTTCTGCTATAACGGAATAAAAACAATCACCGTTTGTATCACAATCCAATAATCCCCATTTAGAATTCCCTTTGATTTTCGAATGAGAATTTAATCTCATAATCCATGTTTTGTCTAGTTTTTGCCAACCAATATCATTTAATTTTTTATGCCAATTTTTATCATTAATTAATTTTCTATCTTTATTATTTTCACAATGATATTTTCCTTGATAAATAATAATATTATCTGTTAAATAAATTTCAGTCATATTATAATAACACATTATTATTTGTTTAAATACCTTATTTTTAACAATAAATTTTAATTATTACTCTTTCTAATTTTAATTATTACTCTTTCTAATTTTAATAAATAAATTATATATTAAAAATACTAAATCATAAATATTAAAAATACTAAATCATAAATATTAAAAATACTAAATCATAAATATTATATACCAAAAATTCAGATCATTTGCCAGTAATAGTAGATATTTAATACAATAATTTAGTTATTTTACCATTTAAAATATCATTCATTGCACTCTGATGAATTTTTAAAATTTTTTTTATTTTTTTATAAAATACATTCATAAAATTTATGTCAAAAATTATATCTTTATGTAAGTCTTTACAAATTAAGCTATGTAAATAAGATAAATTAAGATTCTCATATTGATAATCAGTTGCTTTAATATAAACAACTCCTCGATAATTAAAATATGTTTCACTTTTATAAAATACAACTGTCTTAAAATATAATTTTAATATATAAAATAAATTTGCCAATGATGTTAGATTTTTTATACTATATAAAATCATTATAGATGATTTTCTAATTTTTTTTAATTTTAATAATGCAATATATAATGCTCTTAATTGCAATTGTATATCTATCTTTAATAATTCTAAATAGGGATCTTGTGTATTATTTCTTGTTATTTTATTATGTCTAGCAAAACATCCTATAAATACATAATTAAATTCATTTGGATAATTATTAAAAATATGTATTATTTTTTTAAAATCAGTTAATAAATTATAAAAATATCCTTTAAATCTTTCATCAATAACACCTTCAACAACTTTATACCCACCATCTTTTATTTGTAATGATATACCTATTCCCTGAGCTTCTTTAATACGTTTTTTTATATACTTTACTTGTTCACCCGGCGCAAAACAAATATCGGCCCAATATTTTATGCCAATTTTATCAAACTTAATAAAGTTTTTATTAATTTCATCTAATTCTGTATAAAATATTGAATAATTCGTTTTTCTATTAGGATTCGTATGTTTCTTATTAAATAAACTATTTACTAATTTACTATTGCCAAATTCATTTAATGTTTTCTTATATAATAAATAGTCGTTGTTCTTATTTAAATAATTTATAAAAATCTTATTATTCATATAATATATATATGAATAATTTAAATAGTTTAAAAAATTTAATTAAAGATACAACTGGAATCGAAATTGAAATTAAATTAGGAAAATTCATAAATACACAATTTACTGCAGATGTAAATGAAGTTATATTTTATAAATTAATTGAATATCTAGAAAATGATTATTCAAAAAGTAGCTCGAAATGTATTATGTGTAATAATAATAAAAATAGAATTGAGTTATTTCTAAATAATGAAAATGAAATAATTAGTTATGAAGAAATAGAAAAAAAGAAACTAAAAAATTATGATTTCCCTAAATTAAATATGAGATTAACTGCCTCACGAGAAATCTTAATTTCAAAATCTAATAAGAATATTCAAAACACAATTAAAAATAAATATTTAAATATAGGATGTTTCAGATATAAAGATAGAATTTCTTTTTTAAAAGGTATTTGGAGATTTGATTTAACAAAAGTTTATGATATTAACTCAAAAACTACTTATTCTAAATTTTTAGAATTAATATCTAAAAATAATTTAAGTTATCGATATGAGGCTGAAATTGAATATATTGGTGATTTTACTCATAATTTAAAAAAAGAATTAGAAGATATACATAGCAAAATAATAGATATCTTAAATTATAATAATTATATTTTGGATTCAATAAAAACAATCTTAAAAAATAAAGAATTTAATGTTATAAAAAATTTAAATACTAATAAATGGTCTTCAAAACAATTAATGACATCTGTTCAAAATTTAAATCTGATAAGTCTTAATAATATTATAAATAGTAAAATAAACTATAGTATAACTGAAAAAGCAGATGGAGAACGATATTTATTATATATTCAAAATAATATGATATATGTCATAGATAAATCACTTAATTTAAATTTTATTAATAATTCTAATAATTTGATTCAAAAATCTATACCATCTAATTTATCAAATAATATTTATTTATTTGATGTTGAATATATTCCAGAAAATAATTTATATTTAATATTTGATTGTATTATTTTTGATGAAAAAGATATATCTTTATTACCATTAGATAAAAGAATTAAACATATCGAGAAAATAAAATGGGATAATAACAAAATATTTAAAATGAAAAAACATCATTTATCAAATAAGAAAGATTTTTTTAACTTATGTAAAAAAGTTTATACAGATATAAAATATGATTATGATATTGACGGTTTAATCTTTACACCCATTGAAGAACAATATAGAACGAATGTATATAAATGGAAACCCCCTGAACAGCAAACTATAGATTTTTTTATCTTAATTAAATATCAAAAAGTATTAAATAGAAATATAACAGAATTAATACTTGATTTATATGTAACTACATCCTCTAATAAATTCAAATATAATAAATCCTTATTTAGAAATATAAGTAAGCATAGCAGAACTATTCCATTCTTATTTTCAAAAAATAATAGAATTAATGTTAAAAATAAGAATGGTAAAATGATTTATCAAATTGATAATAGAGAAGTTATTATTGAAAATAAGACTATTATTGAAATGAGATTTATTGAAGGTTCTTGGAAACCTTTTAAAAATAGATTTGATAAAGATAAAGAATATAGAGAAAGTATTAAAAAAGGAATATTTGATGGTCCAAATGGATTCTATGTAGCAAAATTTGTAATGGATTTAATAAATAAACCAATTACAACTGAGATGATTACTAGTGGACAGATTTATTTTACAGGTATTAATAAGAAAAATAGTCAAATTAGAAATATGATTAAATTTAATAATATGATTAAAGATTCTATGTATATGGATTATTTAAAAGCCGATATGAAATTATTAGAATTATCAGGTGGAAGAGGCGGTGATTTATATAGATTTTTATCAAAAAAACCATCATATATATTTTTTACTAATTATGCTAAAGATGCTTTACAAGAAGCAAAAAGAAGATATAATGATTTCATAAAGAAAAACTCAGACTTAAAAACAAATATTATTTTTGAAGAATATAATTTAAGAGAAAATGTTTCTAATAATATTTCAAAAAAAATCTCTGAGACAAAATTTGATTTAATTAGTTGTCAATTCGCGATTCATTACTTCTTAGAAACTGAAAAAATATGGAATAATTTCTTTAAAAATATTAAATTATTTATAAAGAAAGGTGGTATATTTATGTTTACGTGTTTTGATGGCAAACGTATCCAAGAAAAACTAAAAAAAAATAAAAAGAATGATAAATTAGAATTAAAAATTAAAAATAAGCGTGTTCTTGGTTTCACAAAATTATATGATGGTAGAAAAAAATCTGTTTTTGGAAAAGAATTAGGATGTTTTGTTGAAACTATTGGAGAACATAATGAATATTTAGTTGATATAGATTACTTAATTAAA